CCTCGACCGCGGTCATCGTCAGCGGCGACCATTTCAGCCCCTCCTCGAGGACCGCGATGTCGCCGGCCCCTTCTTCGCCAGCAAAGAATTTCTGGAAGCGTTCCTTGATCCGCTGCGCGGTCTGTTGATCGATTTTGCCGTCGCTCTGCAGCACGCCCGACGGCCGCGCCATGCGGGTGAAGAAGCGCTCGGACTGCCGCAGGATCGCGAGCCCAGCCGACGCCGACCGCGCCGCGCCCACCAGCGGCGTGATGCCGGTCAGCGGATCGCCCATCGTCTGCATGCGGTGATGAAGGATCGCGCGCGGCGGGATCATCCGCTGGGTGTCGAGCTCGGCCATCGGCTGAGCCGAGATCTGGTAGAAATAATCGGCTGAGCCCGGCACCCGATAGGGCCAGACGAAGTCGGGGAACAGGCAATGCAGCGTGTCGAACTGGTTGCGGCGATTGCGCAGCCCGTAGATGTAGCCGTTGCCGCGGTACAGCTGCGACGAGATCAGCCGCTTCATCAGATCGAAGCCGGTCTCGTATTCGTTGGGCTTGTCGAGGACGCCGCACGCCCAACTGTCCAGCACCTCCTGACGGGACTCGCCGTTGTCGCGCCAGTGCCGCATCTGCAGCCGGGCGATGTCGGAACTGATGATGTCGATCGCCGCAAACACCGCTGGGTGCGTGAGCAGCGCGTAGTCGGTCGGCGGGTCGCGCCCGGCCTGATACCAGTTGTCCGGCCAGATCAGCCGGAGATTGACGCCACCGAGGAAGCCGAATTGCCGTTGCAGCCAGCCCTTGAAGCGGGGCGGGACGAAGCGGGCGAGGTTCAGCGCCATCGCCCGATCAAGGCGAGGCAGAACCGGACGAAGCAACGCGGGATCACGTCTGCGCCGTTGGCGACGGTGTAAATCACCGGGCCGCTCGGCTTACGCGCCACGTCCGCTCTCGCGACCCGTAGGGGGCCGGAACGGTTTCCGGCCCCGTTGGGGTACGGGCAAATCGGCTTTCGGCGTCCTACGGTCCCCCCAGGCCGGCCTTTACCGCGTTCGCCGGCCGACGTGCGACGGGTGCGAGGTGTGCACCCGCGAAGTCATCGGCGGCGTGCCACCGTGCGGCACGGCCTCCTCGCCGTTCTCGCTTTCGCCTTCACTCTCGCCGAGCGGCGGCTTTTCGCCTTCCTCGGGCTCCTCTGGCGGTGGCGGCGGCTCGTAGGGGACTATCGCCATCCACTTCGTCCAGTAGGCGAGGATTTCGTCATCGTCGGGGCTCACGTCCTCGATGACGTTGCCGCCTTCGATCCACTCGCCATGCCAGTAGACGCGGTAGCGGGTCAGGTGCTGTGCCATGTTGTCTTGCCTCTACGGCGCAGGCGGCGTGCCGAGGCCGTTGCCGACGACAGCCCAGGTCACCGCGACATCGTGCCGGCGGTTCCAGGTGTGCCGCATCCTGATCCGCAGGAAGATCATGTCATTCTGGAACGCCGAGTAGTACGGCAGGTTGGCAGCCGGCGGTCCGACCTGGTTCGGCGGCAGGGCCGGAAGACCCCCAGTCGGCGTCGCCGAGTAGATCGAAGCGTGCTCCGAGGCGTCGAGCAGCGGCAGCATGTCCTCGGCCCAGATCAGCTGGCTCGCGTCGACCAGAGCGTAGCCCGTGTTGGTCGCCGGCACAGGGCCAGCCGGCGGGATAAACGGGATAGCGATATTGGTCGAATCGATGATCGGGTAACCCAGCAGCGTGCCGGCGTCGATCTCGGCCTTGAACACGAACACGTCAATCTGCGAGCGCAGCAGCCGCAGATATTCCTTGGTGCGGGCGTGCATGATCCAGACCGGCGCCAGGAACGGTATGTTCGCCAGCCGCAGCGCCATGATCATGTTCTTCAGCGCGGTCGTCGCGTCGGCGACGGCGGCAGGCCCTTGCGTCGACTCGTCGTCAAACCGGCCGCCAAGATTTTGGGCGACAGGCGGCGCCAGGATGCCGCCAGGCGGTGAGGCCCCGGCACCAGCCGCAGCGGTCGAGAAGAAGTTCGTGTCGATGGTCCGCGCGGTGCCTTCGACCATGTCGTCGCGCACCAGCATCTCGATGCCAGGGTCGGAGCGGTGCATCAACTCGTTGGTCATCGGCACGATGACGGCGAGCTTGGCCGGGGTCAGCTGCAACTGGCCAAAGGTCAGCCGCTGGACCCAGATGTTCTGCCCTTCCCCGATGTAGCCACCGGTCACCCCACCGGTTTGACGCGGGATCAGCAGCGTGCCAGCGGCGTTGAACTGCAGCCGGCGCATCGACGGCAGGCGAGCCGCGATCAACTGCGGGCGCAAGAGCTCGATGAACTCGCCGCCCATGTGCTCAAGGCGGACCAGGAAGCCGCCGGCGCTGCCATCGGTTGGCGCAGGCGGGAAGACCGCGCCCGGACCGCCAGCGGCTGGATCTGTCGCGGCGCGGCCGAACCAGTTGGCGTAGGCGATCGTGTCGGCGAGATCGTCGTCGCCCCAGCGCTGGCGCGCGTACTCGGCAGCGTTCCAACTGCCGGCGACACAGCAGGCGATCGCCCACCGCGTAAAGCCAGAGCCCTTGTACTCGTCGCGCCGCCGCATCTCGATGTGCGGGCGTTCGCGCACCGCCGGCAGGTGCACGGTGCTCCCCGGACGGTTGCCAGGGATCAGCGCCGGCACCGGGGCCGCGCGGCGCATCAGCATCTGCTCGGCCGCCGACAGCGTCTCAAGCTGGCCGTCGACCACCTGGATGCGCTCGGTCATCGTGCCGATCGCCAGCGTCTCGGCGTCGTTTAGATCACGGTTCTCGTCGAACGAGGCCTGCATCGCAGCCTCGCAGTTCGCGACCAAATGGCCGCGCTCCGACTGCAACGTCGAAAGTCGCTCCTGCAAACTGGGCATGGGTAAAGGCCCTTACGGGTCAGACCCGAGACACCGGGCAGTTAGGCCGTTTTGGCCTTGAAGCGCTCCAACATGCGTTGTGCCTCGGTCCGCCGGCTGAAGCTCTCATGCTCGAGAGCGGGGGCGGATCGCGGCCGCACTGGGGCGCGAACCATATCGGAAAATACGCGGCGCAAAAAGGCCGGATGCGGATCGATCGACTTCGCCAGCATCACCGCGTCAGGATTTGCTGGCACAGTGCAAAGCGACAGTTCGATCAATTTCGACTTAATAAAACGCCAGCCGATCCACTCTTTGTCGTCGTTGAAGCGGTCTTCCATTTCCATCGGGATAAACCCGACTGAAACAGCGCGCAGACCGCCCGCCTTCGTCATTTTAAAGAGATTGTTGGCCCACGGGTTTATGTCTTCGGGGAAGAACTCAACCCGCGCAGTTGTCAGCGTTGCATCGACATTGGTCCGAAAATCCCTGACCCAGCCGATCGGCGGCTCCCAGGACTGATGGCCCCACAGAAACACTGGGTTGCGGAAAAAATCCTCGGTATCCCAGTTCTGCTCGATGACATCGCCGTAGCGATCCTCGCGATTACTCGACGCGATGAACTGCGCCGTGCGATCGTCGCCGACTTCGGCCAACTGAACTGTTTTTTGCATCCAGTGCGGATGCGCATCGGCTCGGCGAGCAGACATTTTGCCGGCTTCCTCTTCCATCTGGTCGAAGTAATGATCGAGCACGGCGCGGGCGCGATCGAGCGTGTCCTGCGGCGCGTCGGTCTGCGGCAATCGGCTGGCGGCGGCGCGCAGACCCGCTGGCGAAGCCTTCAGCCCGCCGATGTAGTGGGCGAACGGCAGTTTATAGGCGCCGCGGAGTTCGCTGTTGGCTTCGTCGTAGATCAGAAACCCGCGCTTGGCCTTGCTGGCGTCGATCTCGCCATCGCTGTTCTCGGCCCAGCTGAAAATGGTCTCCTTGGCGCGGTCGCCGTCCCAGGTCTCGGTGGTGTCGATCGGCAGGTCGCGATCGGCGCCGACGACCCAGTTCTCGGCGGCGTCGCCGACCCGCTGGACTGGCGCGATCCTGGTTCTCACGGCCCATTCCTCGGGCCGGTCGCCCTTCACGGCATCTCGTCGGGGATTTCCTCCTCGACGTCTTCGTCGATGGCGATGACCGTCACGTCGCGATCCTCCTCGTCTTCAGGGTCTTCTTGACGGGGCAGGAACTGGCCGTCCTCATCGCGCGGCATGTCGTCGTCTTCGTCGCCGTTCTGGCGGGTTTCGTCCTCGTCCTCGTCGCCGTTCTGCCGCGACTCCATCTCGTCGTCGGGCTCGTCTTCGTCCGGCAGCTGGTTTTCCAGCGACGGGTCGTAGGGTTCTGGATCCTCGATATCGATCGCCCGCGTCGTTGTGTGACGCGCCAGAATCGCATCGGCCATGCCAATGCCGCGATTAGCCAGCATCGGCCCCGGCGCC